CAGAATATGCCTTTTTATCCAATTTTTAGGAGGTAAATCTAAACAATCTTCTTTTAATACTCTATCTGAAAATGTTTTAACAGTGTCAGATAGTTCATCAAGATTTTTAAATTCACTAACAACCTGTATCGACCTACCATGAAGATGCATGGTTTTCATTTCTGCATACCTATTTCGAAAAGCATAGTATGAGGTGAAGTCTAATAAGTATGGATCAAGAAACTCACACTGACTATACAAATCTAATGGATTTTTTGTAATTGGAGAACCTGTCATAATACGTCTGTACTTAGCTTGTTTACCAAGAGCAATAATATTTTTGGTTCTCTTAGCAGATGGATTTTTTATTGTAGTAGACTCATCTATCGCCATCAAAGTTTTATGTGAGTTTAAAAACTTAGATGCAAATTTTACACCTTTATCTGTAGACAAAGCTTCTACGTTCATAATTAATATGTGTAAATCACTACTGTTTTCAAACAATGAATCTAACTTTTCTTGTTGTTTTTTTGTAATGTTTGCCTGCCACAATATCATCACATTTTCAATGTGATTTGGTAAGTGTGTAGGTATCTCTTGTTCATACCAAGTTTTAACAACACCTTTGGGTGCAATAATTAAAGCTGCATCTACTTTACCTTTGTCGTAAAGCATAGCTAAGTTATCTATTAATACTTTTGTTTTACCTGTACCCATTTCCATAAAATAGGCAAAGTTTTCTTTGTTCCATGACTTTTTTAAAGCATTCAATTGATGCTTATATGGTTTTGTTTTAAATTTATAATTCATTTTATTTTCTTCTTTCTATTGACTTCTATATAAAGGATGTTATATGATTTGTCAATAATGTTAGAAAGAAAAGTTTATGTGATACAGGAAATTCCAGGTAGCCAAGCAGGTACTCCTAAAATAAATATTATGGGTGCAGCTTCTTATGCTACATCTAATAAATTTAATTTTTTATTACCAGAATTTTCTCAAATGATTTTTTCTCCTGGTCCACTTATTTATAAATTAAGACAAGGTTTAAAAAATTATACGGTTAATGATTATCTTTTACTTACAGGTGATCCGGCTATCATAGGTGTTGCATGTTCTATAGTGTCTGATATTACTAACGGTAAATACAATTTGTTAAAATGGGATAAACAAGAAAGAAAATATTATCCTATATCTATTAATTTACATGAGAAAGGAGAAATAGATGTCAATTAAACAAACAATAAAATTCAAAGATGAAATAAACTTTGAACAAGATCAACAAGACGCAATGAAAAAAACAGATGGTGTTCAATCACTTGCAGATCAAGTTGAAAGATTAGAAACATGTGATGATCGTATTGCAGATTTAGAAAACGATTTGAAGATGATGAAAAAACAAAGAGATCACATTTCAGGAGAGGTTATACCAACCATGATGTCTGAAATGGGTTTAGCAGAATTAAAACTTCATGATGGATCACATCTGAAAGTTTCAACGTCGTATCGTGCCACTATAACAGAGGCAAACAAAGAAGCGGCGTTTAACTGGCTTCGTGAAAATGGCTTAGGCGATATAATCAAAAACGAGATATCCGTATCGTTTGGTCGTAACGAAGATAACAAGGCGGCTGATTATGCCGACCTTGCAAAAGGTCAAGGGTTTCAACCGACACAAAAGATGAAGGTTGAACCCATGACTTTAAAAGCGTTAGTCCGTGAGCGTATTGAGGCAGGTAAAGAAATGCCAACGGAAATCTTCGGGGTATTCTCGGAGAATAAAACTACAATAAAAAGGAACAAGTAACATGAACCAAGTAGCAACAAAAAAAGAAGGAGCATTAGCGACATTTGATATGGAAGCTGATGCACAACAAGGTGCTCAAAAGATATCGCAAGAAGATCTTGCGTTACCTTTCTTAAAAATTTTGGGCCAACTATCTCCGGAAGTTAATAAAAGAGATGGTAAATATGTCGAGGGCGCAGAGCCAGGCAAAATCATAAACACTGTTACCAACGAACTGTTTGATAGTGTACAAGTTATACCTTGTCATTACAAACGTCAGTACATTGAATGGCAGGACAGAGGTACCAGTAGTGGTGCACCTGTTGCAATTCACGATGCAGATAGTGATATAGTTAGTAAAACAACTAGAGGTAAAGATTACAAAGATAGATTACCAAATGGTAACTATCTTGACAATACTGCCAATCACTTTGTGCTTGTAGTTGGTAAAAATCCACAGACAGCATTGATATCTATGAAGTCTACTCAATTAAAAGTTAGTAGAAAATGGAACTCAATGATGATGGGTTTAAAAATGCAGGGTAAGAATGGTTTGTTTACGCCGCCTACATACAGCCATATTTATAATTTAAAAACTGTTCAAATGTCCAACGACAAGGGAACATGGTTTGGTTGGGATGTTGAAAAAGTTGGTCCTGTTCAAGATAAAAGTATCTATGACATGGCTAAAAACTTTGCAACCAGTGTAGGTAAAGGTGAGGTAGAAGCTAAACCTGAAGCACAAGAGCAAACTAAAAAAACTCTTAATTTATAATATCCTAGGTAGTGGGCGTTGATGCGAGAGTGGAAAACGCCCACTTTTTAAATTATGAATCAAGAGATAAACAAAGCTCCTATTAGTTATGAGGATTGGATAGATCTGGGAAGGGTGATCATACCCTGCGATACAAAGCAGGCTGTGGTCGAAAAGTGGTCCGATCCAGATTTTAAAATAACGAAAGAAGAATGGAGAATAGAACACGCAACAAAACAGATAGGTCTTAGATTAGATCAATACATAGATTTTGATATTGATAATCCTATTGTTAAAAGATTTACAAGTGACCACATAAAATCGTGTGGCGCAATATTTGGAAGAAAAAATAATCCATCAAGTCATTATCTTTGGTCTGGCACATCGGATTATAAAAAATTTGCATTACCTAAAGAATTAGAAAATTATTATAAAGAATATCAGCATGGTGCAACCTTGTGTGAGATAAGACATGGTGCAAACAAATATACATTAGTTCCAGAAACAAAATATCATACTACAAACGAAGTTGTTAAGTGGGTTAAATATGAAGGTATAGATGAGTATCCAGGTAATTTAAAAGTAGATTTAGGTAAGATAGCTTTGTCTGCTGCTTTGTGTATTACATACGCAGGTAATGGACAAAGAGATGACTATTGCACAGCGATGGCAGGTGTATTGTTAAAACACACAGAGTGGAGCGTAGATGACATCGATGATTTTGTTTATAAGATAGCAGTCGCAGCAAAAGATGAAGAAGCAGATAAAAGAAATAAAAAAGGAACCACACATAAAAAAGCAAATAGAAAATTTGGAATGCCAAAACTTGCAGAGATTATCGGGTGCTCTACAAAAACAATTGCAACAATATTTAGTTGGATTGGTGTGCAAGAAGCTACAAGCGAAGAAGCAAAACAATCTATAGGTCAAATTATAGAATATGGAGGAGATAGATATTTTGTAAAAATAAATGCTGTTGTGCAAGGAGAAGCTGTAGAAAAAACAATTAAAGTAGATGGTCCTACACTTAGAAATAAAAAATTATTTTATGATGCTGTAATTAGTAAAGCATCAGTCTGGATCCCAGAAATGAAAGCTGCAGATTTTGAAGAGATCATGCGTAGAAAGTATGAGGCAAGAGAAAAGTCAAAAGACTATGTTGAAGAGGCAGATGAAGATTTAAAATTTGTTAAAAATTTTAAAAATTATATTTCAGAAGAAAAAGCATATACAAATAAAAAAGAGTTAGCAAATTTTGGTTTACCTTATTTTAACGCACAGAGAAAAATATTAGAATTTAATTTAGATAAATTTGAAGACTATCTTCACAGACAAAAAATAAATTTACCAAGGGTTGACTTGGTAATTAAATGTCAAAACATATTAAAAGCAAAAAAAAATCATGGTAAGTTTAATAATAAGTCTTGTGTATCTTGGCGTATATACGATCAAACAGTTGATGTAGAAGATTTAATTGTAGAGGGTGAGTTTAAGGAGATAACAAATGACGAAAGTTAGATTTATGGTAGGACCACCGGGCACAGGGAAGACTTCTAGATTTATAACAAATAAGTATGTGGATCTTTTAAATAAATTTAAATATGAAAAAATAATAATTTTATCTCATACAAATGTTGCAGCTGACGAAATAAAAGATGAAATTTTAAAATTAAAAGAAATGAAAGGTGTAACTAAAAAAGCTTTAGAGCATAATATTTGTACCATACATCATTATTGTAAAAAGAAATCAACAATGGGAGAAGAAGTTCTTGACTACGAGGACTACAAAAATTTATGTAGAATAGATTCTATTTTTCAAAGACACAAAGTTACACAATCTGAGTTTGATAATAGAGAACATGGATACTTTAAATTTGTAAAAGAGGCTTATGGATTTGACAGGTCATTAAAAGAACATTGGAAAAAATCTGATAAAAAATTTAATGGTTACTCAATAGTAGACATAGAAAAAATGCTGCCTATTGTAGAAAAATATAATAAAGATAATGGTAAATTAGATTTTCATGACATGATTAAGCGTTTTTTAGAGAAAGCGTTAGATCCAGATATTGACGCTTTGATTGTAGATGAAGCTCAAGACAGTAACAAAACACAAAAAAAAGCTTTAGATAAAATTGCTAGGAATGCAAAAGAATATTGGTTTGTTGGAGATCCTGATCAAACAATATTTGAATGGGCTGGTGCGAATGCAGATGAATTTTACAGATTATCACAAGGGGCAGAAGAGCTAGAACAAGGACATAGATGCAGTAAAACTATAAATGTAAAATGTAAAAATATCATTAAGCCAATATGGGATTACTATGGAACTCACAGAATTTGGAAACCGACTGTTCATGATGGTAACGAATATTATTTACCTAGTTTAGAAATTGAATCTAGTAACTTAAAAAAATTGTTACATAAAATAAAAACCACCAATCAAACATTTTTATTTACGTACCGTCAAAAACCATCGGATGCATGGGTTAAAAAATTTTTTAAACAACATGGCATAGAGTTTGCACATGTAGGACACTCTGCACACGTTTCAAAAAAAGAACTAAGGTGTCATAAAATATGGCCAAAATTTGTTAGTGGCACACCGGTATCATTAAAACAAATAAAAGATTTTTGGAACTACATGGGGAAAAAAGTTATTATGCATGGTAAAGTAGAAGAAACTTTTGAAGATTGGATAGATAAAGATTATACAGTACAAAATTTAATTGACAAAAAATATTTAAGACCAAGCGTTGTTAATCAAGATGACTTTGCTTTGGTAAGAAAAAAAATAGATAAAGATAGAGTATTATACATTAAAAAAATTTTACAGAATGGATGTGATTTAGATGGAGATATTAAAGTTAAATATGCAAACATTCACACAGTCAAAGGTTTAACATTTGACAATGTTGTTGTTGATGAATCACGATTTAGAACAGAAGATTATTTTAGTCAGTTAAGATTAAAGTATGTGGCTTACAGTCGTGGTAAATACGATTGTTGGACCATAGCAACACAAGATAAGTACAAAAGAACGTTGGGGGTAAGATGACAAGAACTCAACTAAATTTATTTGAAACAACGTATGATATAATTGATCAAAAAGTTAATGATAGTTTTTGGGCATACCATGCAGGTATGGCTGATGGAGATGGATGTTTTATAGGTAAAAATAAAATTTTTTATTCTTTAGGTTTAATAGATAAAAATATTATAAAAGAAATATCAGATCTATATGGTGTTAAATTGTGTGTGTGCAAAAAACCAAAAGGGCATCAGAAATTTTACAGAGTATCTCTTACTTCAAGTAATGCAAAACATTTTTACTCAAAAGTAGCACCTTATTTAATAGAAAAAAGAAAAAAAGTAAGGGACATATGCAAAAAATATGGTGTTCAAATAGAAGATGTGGAACCTATAAGTTTACAACGAAGATTAGATTGGTTGTGTGGTTATTTTGATGCTGAAGGAAATGTTCAAATGAGAACAGTGCGAAATAAAAAATCCAACACACATGTATTTAGTTTTAAATTAAGATTTACATCATGCAGTTTGCTTACTTTAAGATATGTAAAACGAATATTAAATTTATTATTTAATCGTAACGGTGAAAAATCTATATTAGGTTTATATAAAAAACCTGATAAAAGACAAAATAGAAAACAATGTTATGATTTAGAAATTAGAAAAGTATCAAAAATACATTTGTTTGCAAGAGTCTTTCATCCCCACATAAAAGTACAAAGAAAAATAGATAAATTTAAAAGAATTTGTAGCTATTCAAATATAGCTGCTCAATTAAAATGGACATTTGGAAGTATAAATTTTAAAAAAAATAAAAAATTAAGAGAAAGGTGGTTAAAAAATGACACATAAAGATATGTTTAAAGGGGCAACGTATGATTCTTTAGAAAAACAAGTTGGAGGGAAACACTATTCTTCCATGAAAATTCAACCAGCAGAGTTTATTAATGAGAATAAACTCTTGTTTGCAGAAGGGAATGCTATAAAATACATATGTAGACACTCTATGAAAGGAAAACGACAAGATATTGAAAAAGCAATACACTATTTAGAAATGATATTGGAGAGAGATTATAATGTGTAACACACCAGAAGATTTAAATCTAAAAGGCATTGACACAGTTGCAATAGATATTGAAACATACGATCCGAATCTTAAAACAAAAGGTTTGGGTGCTATACGTAAAGATGGTTTTATATGTGGTATAGCAGTTGCAACAGACAACGAAACTGCATACTTTCCATTACGTCACTCTGATACTGACATAGCTTTTAATAGGATTGATAAAATATGGCAAGTGCTTAACGATAAAATATTTCAAAACGAAAACATTACAAAAGTATTTCACAATGCAATGTATGATGTCTGTTGGATAAGAGCTGTAACAGGAATGATGATCAAAGGTAGAATAGTTGACACCATGATAGCAGCGTCCGTAATCGATGAGAACAGATTTAAATACTCACTAGATGCATTATCAAAAGATTATCTTAACGAACAAAAATACAAATATGACTTACAACAAAAAACTTTAGAATGGTCTGGTGGCACAGTCAAGGACCCAATGACTAACATGCATAAACTTCCCGCATCAATTGTAAAAGAGTATGCAAAGCAAGATGTTAATTTAACTTTAAAATTATGGAAAATTTTTAATAAAAAAATTGACGAAGTATTATACACTAAAGATGACGGAGAACAAAAAACTTGTAGAAAAATATTTGAGTTAGAAACAAAATTATTTTTATGTTTAGTTGACATGAAATTTAAAGGAGTTAGAATAGATGTCCCAAAAGCTATCTTGTTTGGAAGACATCTTAAAAAACGTAGAGATCAAATCGTAAATGCAATTGAAAGTAAAACATCAATACGAGTTGACATTTGGGCTGCAGCATCAATTAAAAAATTATTAGACCACCTGTGCATAAAAGATTACAAAGTCACACCAAAATCTAAGATGCCACAATTACCAAAAGATTATCTTAAAACACATAACAATAAATGTTTACGTATGATTGCAAAAGCAAGAGAGTATGACAAAGCAGTCAATACTTTTATAGATGGTTTGTTGGGATATGTTCATG